AGAAAAGCAGCAGAGAAAGTTGCATCTGGTGCTACTAAAGTTGCTAAGAGAATGAGTGAAGAGTATGATCAGTATGATCTAGTTCTTGAGTTCCTTCAAGCAGAGGGAATTGCTGAATCTCTAGAAGAAGCAAAGACCATCATGATCAACGAACTTGATCGTGAGGATATTGAGACAATCACAAGTCTCTATAACTGATACTACCAAGACCCTCTTGACAGATCGTCTTGAGGGTCTTATAATATCTTGAGTTGGGGAATTAGCTCAGATGGTAGAGCAACTGCTTTGCACGCAGTAGGTCAGGAGTTCGACTCTCCTATTCTCCATTTATAAATAATAGGAAGACATTTCGTCAGCAAATCCCTATAATAATGAAAAGTTTTTTCCAGTTCCTGAAAGAAGCAGAGTCTGCCGCAGCACTGCAGGCAAAGAAACTGAATCTAAAGAGTGATGGTCACGGAGGGTGGTATGACTCCCGTGGTGAATTTGTAGCAAAGACGGAAGGTGGAAAGTTAAAGTTTTATAGTAAGAACCAAAAGGTTGGTGAGAGAGATCCCAACCAGAATACTAATCAAACTGCACAGAAGCAAGACGAAACTAAAAAGAAGCAAAAAGAAGTAGAAGCACCTAAGGGTAAGGAAGCACCACCTGAAGAAGGTAAAGAAACTCAGACAGAAACTCTAACTGTTGTGTTTGGTCGTTTTAATCCACCAACTGTTGGACATGAAAAACTTCTAAGTGCAGCTAAGAAAGCATCTGCAGGTGAAGATTATAAAGTATATCCATCAAGAACTCAGGATGCTAAAAAGAATCCACTTGATGTTGATCTAAAAGTTTCTTTCATGAAGAAGATGTTCCCTGATTATGAGGAGAATATTATTAATGATCCTGACATGAGAAACATTTTTGATGTTCTCATTGCAGCAAATGAAGAAGGATATACCTCAGTCAATATTGTTGTTGGATCTGATCGTCAAGCAGAGTTTGAGAATCTGGCACAAAAGTATAATGGTCAACTCTATGAGTTTGATTTGATTCGTGTTATTTCTGCTGGTGTCCGTGATGCTGATGCAGAAGGTGTAGAAGGAATGTCTGCATCCAAGATGCGTAAGGCAGTTATGGATGATGACTTTGAGTCATTCCGTCGTGGTACTCCTAAGACTCTTGATGATGGTGATGCTCAATCACTCTTTGATGCAGTCCGTCAAGGAATGAAAGTTAAGAAGAAAAAAGTTACTGCAGAAATGTGGGAAGTTGCTCCAAAGTATGATCATAAAGGACTTCGTGAAAATTATGTTTCTGGAAACATTTTCAATCTAGGTGACATTGTAGAAAATCTAAACACTGGATTGGTTGGTGAGATTATTCGTAGAGGAACTAATCATCTCATCTGTGTTACCAAAGAGAACTATATGTTCAAATCTTGGATTAAAGATGTAATGGAAGCAGTTGTAAATTATCCTGGTCCTTCTGGTGTCCCTGCAGATCAGAGAGAAGTAGGAACTGATGCTCATCGTAAATATGCAATGAGAATGACTGGATTGCAGGATATCAAGAATTTTATAAATAAGTATAAGGCTAAAAAGTAAAAACACTTATACTCATGTCAATGAATCCTCTTAACGATATCTCTCAAGTATATCTTGAGAAGGTAGCAAACGTTGTTGAAGCAAAAAAGTCTTCTAAAAAAGAAAAACATATTAAAGCTGCCAAAGCAGGTAAACGTTGGCAGGATTCTGATGGTGACGGAAAATGGTATGAACCAGGTGAAGATGTTGCTGTAAAGGAAGCAAAGCACGCTACTGCAAAGCAGATGCATTCTCCACACGAAGTTCCTTCTGCAAATATAAAGGGTCTTGTAAAGAAAGCAGTTAAGAGAATTGATACTGATGTGGATGGTGATACAGATAAAAACGATAAGGCAAAAGGAGAACTTGGAGAATTTATTCCTGGTGTAGGAAATAAAAGACTATATTCAACAACTAAAGTTAGAACTGCAAAAGAATCATTCTCTAATTGGAGACAAGATCTTATTGAAGTTATTGATAGTGATGATGAAGAGAAAAAGCAAGTAAAAGAAAAGAACGTAAAGAATACTATTAAGATTAATCCTAAGATTTCTGAAGAAGTTACTATCGTTGAGATGGTAGAACTATCTGAAGATCATGAACTTGAAACACTAAATTCAGCAGTAGATTTCTTTGTTGAGGAAGGTATCAACGAAGATGGTCTTGAAATGGTAATTGAAGAACTGGGTCTTGAAGAGTTTGTTGATCTAGTATATGAAGTTGGTTATGAAACTCTTTCTGAAGCAAGAACATTAACTGGAAAGAAGAAGAATCCTAAGAGACTTCCTAAGGGAACTGCTCCAGCAAAAACTACAAAGGCAACTATTGCTAAAGGTGGTAGAACTATAAAAGCAGCATCACCTTCTGGTGCATTTAAGAGAAGACCTGCAGCAGCAAAGGCAGTTGAAACTGCTAAGAAAGAGCAACCTAAGAAGAAGCCAGTTAGAGATGCTATTGCAAGAGGTGTATTTGGTGCTGTGAAAGCATACAAAGCAGGTATGGAACGTCACAAAAAGGCAATGGGTGCTGCAAAAGAAACTGGTAAAACTATTGCTAAGGCAGCAGCAGTAACTCATGAGGCAGGTCGTCGTGTTGGTCAAACCAAGGCAGGGCAAGCAGTTAAGAAAGCAGGTATTGCAGCACTCAAAGCAGGTGCTGAAAAAGCAAAGAAAGACATTGAGTCTCTAAAGGCAAAGAATAGAGTGAAAAAGGAAGAGTATGAATTTTCTAATTGGAGAGACGATTTCAAAGCATTAGAAATTGAGACCGTTGATCTTATTAGTGCTGAAGAATTAGAACTTGAAGAGGGACTCTTTGGTAAGAAGAAGAGACCACTAGGACCTCCAAAGGCAAGATATGGTGGTTCTTCAGAACCAACTAAAGATACTAGATATCAAGTCTCAAAAGCAGATGTTAAAGCAAATACACCTGCTGCTCAAAGATTAGCTGCTGGTGATAAGAGATATAAGATGATTGGTGAAGAGGGTATTGATGAAGTCTATAAGGGTAAGCACGGTCAGTCTGACAAAGAGTATGCTGACTCACGTTCCCCTGGTGGAAAGATGGTCTCTGGTGACTCCAAGCAATCAGGTGCTGAATACACTCACGGTCGTAGAGTCAAGGCAGCAAACCCTGGTATGCAACCTGATGTAGGTGGTAAGACCAAACCAAAGTCTCAGGGTAAAATGGATCGTGGCACCCGTGCTGATCTTGAGTACCGTAAAGCAAACTTGAAGAAAAATGTTGATGAAGCAGCACAGTCTCAAGAAGATAAAGTTAGGTTGCAAAATGAAAAGAAGAAGCAAATTCTTCTAAGATTGCAGCAAGAAATTCTGAGGAAGAAAAAGTCTGGGCAATTGCCTGGAGGAACTGCTATGGAATCTGCAGAACTTGATGAAAGAACACGTTATGCTAAGGAAACTGGTAAGGATTACACTACTGGTAAACCTTCAGTGAAAGGTGGAGAAGAACCACCTGCAGCAATGAAGCATCTTCAGAAAAAATTCAGAGACACTGGTGGTATGATGTCTTCTAGAAAGAAGCCAATTCAACCTCAGGGACAGAAGAAAACTCCTGGCAAAAAAGGTTATCAGGGTGTAACTCCTGTTGATAAAATTAAAGGACAACTTGCTAAGAAGAGAGCACCAAAACCAGATCCATATGGTTATGGTCAAGGTCGTTATCAAGGAGACTGATTATGCCAGCAGTATCTAAAGCACAACAACGGTTTATGGGAATGGTCCATGCCGTAAAGAAGGGGGAGATGGAAGCACCTTCCCCAGAAGTTGCTAAAGCAGCAGCATCTATGAAGAAAAAAGATTCTAAAGATTTTGCATCAACTAAACATAAAGGTCTTCCTGAAAAGAAAAAGGTTGAGGAAAAAATTGATCTAACTGATCGCAAACAAATGCGTCGTCTTGCTGATACTGACCGAAGAAATCGTGAACAAGATCTTCGCATGAAACATGGTAAAAAATGGAGAGAGTTTACTCAAGACGTTGAACGAGTAAGAAGTAAGGGTAAAGGTATCCGTGGAACTCACAAAGGAAAGTGGGGAACATTCAATAAAGGTGTTTTTACACCAGATAATTGATATATAGAATATACCCTAATTGAGGTTTATCATGCTCGCATTCCTACTACCACTCGCATCAAAGATCATTAGAGACGCAGTTGCCAACATTCCTGATAATGAGGAATTAGGTGAGAAACTAGTTGAAGTTTGTTTAGTAATTCTTAAAAAAGCAGTTACTCTAACTAAAACTGATATGGATGATCAACTACTTGCTGTAGTTGAAAAGGCAATTCTCGCAAGAGAAGAAGCACCTGCTGAGTGATTATAAATAAAAAAATAAATGATTAGGAGATCATTTTGTGGTCTCCTTTTTTTATAAATATCTAATAGCAAATGTATTCAAAGGAAAAGACACATGGCACTTTGGGGTAATAGTGACAATGTAACATCTGCTGGTATTGTAACCGTAAACTATAGCACTCGTGTCGTTGAAGGACACACCACTGCTTTTGGTCTAACAGGTTCTGCACAAGTAGGAGATGTAATTAGATTTGGTATCAAGGATGAAACAAATCCTGATGCAGTTTATTTTGGTGATGCTGTAATCGCAAGCATTGCAAGCAGTGAATCAATAACCATTGCTTCTACTGCTGGTCTCAGTGGTGCTGCAATCGCAGGAACAGATTTTCAAATTTCACAACTTCCTGGATCTAGTGTTCTAGACAGTCATTTTTCTGAGTATAATGATGACAAATATGACGGATCATCCCAGGTAGTTGCAACAGGAACTGCAAGCACAGATTCTCCAGTTGGATTTGCAACAATTTATCTAACTGAAGATCTAACTGCAATTGCATATCCAATCAGAACAGATTCTGATACCGTTTCTTATGCATCATCAACTACAGAATTTGTAATTAGTTCTTTGGTTGCTTCTACTGAAAACGATTCTGCAAGCACTGTTACATTAACTACTACCATGAATGTGGGAGTTAATACTGGAGATAAGATTACCTTTACTGGTGTTAGAGGTGCTTATGATACCTATGTTTATGGTGCTGCTAAGCAAGGAATTCAGGCAGCAGCAGGAACTCAGTATGAAGCAGGTGTAGGTTGGGTTGGTGTTACCACATATCTTGATGCACATAACAATCTAAGAGTTAAGAAAGAAATTCTAGTTGCAATGTCTGGAATCACCACAGGTAACACCCCAATTTATGATGCAGATCCACTAAGCTGATCTAGTTAGATATGTTGTTTGATGAGTTGAATGAGGAAAATTTTTTATTATTTGCTATAAAAAATTATGAGAATCCTCAGGCTATTACAAAGGATGATTTTCATCGTGACTTGAACCACTTCAAGTATATAAAAAGGTTATTGCGTAAGTATAGGAATACTGGTGAATTGAAAGTACATTTGCTTTTGAATCATTTTATTATCTTATATAATATTTTTGATGATGCGACTACACCAATGCTTTTTTATAAACTTGAAGAGGATTTGTGGTCAACGACTAAAACATTCATTATGTTTTTGAATCGTTTGCCAGAATATCCAAAAGGTCAAATACATGAGATTAAGATTGATTCTAATGCATTAAGTGAGTTACAAATTCTTTATAACGAAAATGGATAAAGCAGACCGACTCATAAAACTTATTAGAGAAATGATGGCAGTCGGTGCTGGTGGTTTTACTGGTTCCTCTCCTGCAGAAGGACCAACCGCAGGATACGATCCTCTGATAAAATTTCAGAGACGTGGAAAAACTGATTATAGAAAAGTCCCAAAGACTTATAAGAAGTGGGTAAAATCATTAGAAAAGAGCAATGCTAGGTCTAGGAAAACTTCAGGTTCTTGAATCAAAATTAGGAATTTACGAAGACTTGTCCAAAGAAATGTTGGCCAAGTTGGAGGCTGCTGTTTCTTCTATTCAGGAGAATACAAATAAAACTGCTATTATCCTAGAACGTCATGAGAATAGGCTTGATGAAGGTGATAAAGCAAACCAGGCAATCATACAGATGATTAAGGACCATCAGAAGTATGACGATAGGATGTTCAATAATATTGAAGAGAAAATGAGCAACCTTGAGAAAAAGGTTGAAAAGAATGGAAGATTTGTTATTGGTGCCACTGCTGTCATTGCCACAATCGTAACAGCATTACAAGTATTGCCACCCGTCATAAAAGTCTTGACAGACTCTTCCAACACGAGTATGATGCCTAAAGCAGAACTCGTGTCTTTCGTTCATGGATCTAATTGATACTAAATATGTAAATCTAGTTTCTGCCAGATTACAAAAATTTAAAAGAGTAAAGAATAATCTTTATAACTTCAGATGCCCAATTTGTGGGGATTCGCAAAAGAATAAGAACAAAGCAAGGGGTTATCTTTATTCTGTAAAAAATAATACCAACTTCAAGTGTCATAATTGTGGGGCAAGTTTGTCTCTCAATAATTTCTTGAAGCATCTAGACACAAACCTTCATCGGGAGTATTGTCTAGATAAATTTAAAGACGGTCACACTGGTCGTAATTTTGTAGTAGATGAACCTGAATTTGTTTTTGAGAAACCTAAGTTTGCACAGAGGATCGTTCTTCCTCTATGCAGTGAGGTGGAAGTTGCTAGAACCTATCTTCAAAATCGTAAGATCGATCCCACCAAATTTTATTATGCAGAAAACTTTGATGAGTTTGTGCGAACGTTTGAGGGTGTGGATTACGGGTATATGGGTAAAGAGCCTAGAATCATCATCCCGTTATATTGCGACAAAGATCTCATCGGATTCCAAGGCAGAAGTCTAAATTCCAAATCTATTAAATATATTACTGTAATGCTTAAGGAGGGAGCACCGAAGATATATGGACTTGATAACATCAGAAAAGACACTAGAGTCTACATTACAGAAGGACCTTTCGACAGCACATTTATTTCAAACTCGATTGCTATGTGTGGAGCTGATCTTGATATCAGTAATTGGGGGATTGGCAATCCTGTTTGGATCTATGACAACGAACCACGTAATAGAGAGATCCTCAACCGAATTAATAAGACAATCGATAGTGGGGACTCCTTAGTTATTTGGCCATCGCACATTAGGGAAAAGGACATAAATGATATGGTCCTTGCTGGACATGATGTCCAAAATCTGATAGAATTAAATACTTACTCTGGTTTAGAAGCAAAACTTAAATTTACCACCTGGAAGAAAATATGAGTAACGGAATTAAAGTACAAAAGAGAAGTGGTTCTGTTGAACCAATTGATCTTGAGAAGATGCATAAGATGGTTGAGGCTGCTTGTGAGGGTCTCTCGGGAGTCTCTGCAAGTCAGGTTGAGATTCAATCTGGCATTCAGTTTTATGATGGAATTTCGACATCAGAGATTCAAGAAATTCTGATTCGTTCTGCTTCTGACCTTATTGATTTGGAGCATCCAAATTATCAATATGTTGCTGCACGACTACTTCTCTTTGCACTTAGGAAGAATCTAGCAGTTAGGTTTAAGAGGGATCCAAGTCTGCTTGAGCAGATTGAATTTGGAATTTCAAATAATGTTTATGATAAAGAAATTTTAGAGAAGTATACTACTGAAGAACTTGAGAAGGTAAATACTTTCATCTATCACGATCGTGACTATCTCTTTACATATGCTGGATTGCGGCAAGTTGTAGATAAATATCTTGTACAGGATAGAAGCAGTGGTGACGTATACGAAACACCACAGTTTATGTACGTGTTGATTGCACTTACTATCTTTGCTGAGTATCCTAAAGAGACACGACTCTCTTATGTCAAGAGGTATTATGACGCAATCTCAAAGCACAAGATCAACATCCCAACACCAATCATGGCGGGAGTGCGGACACCACTTCGTCAATTTGCATCTTGCGTTCTCGTTGATGTTGATGACACCCTCGATAGTATCTTTAGCAGTGATATGGCTATTGGCCGATACGTTGCACAGAGGGCTGGTATCGGCATCAACGCAGGCAGAATCCGTGGCATCAACAGTAAGATCCGAGGTGGAGAGGTACAACACACAGGCGTGGTCCCCTTCCTTAAAAAGTTTGAATCAACTGTACGATGCTGCACACAAAACGGTATCCGAGGTGGTTCTGCTACAGTTCACTTTCCTATCTGGCACCAAGAAATAGAAGATATTCTAGTTCTTAAGAACAACAAAGGAACCGAAGATAACCGTGTTCGTAAACTAGATTATTCTATTCAAGTAAGCAAACTCTTCTATGAACGATTCATTCAAGACAGAGAAATCTCACTATTCTCTCCTCACGACGTTCCAGGTCTGTATGATGCTTTTGGTCTTGATGGATTTGACGAGTTGTATGTGGCTTATGAACGAACTGAGTCTGTTCCAAGAAAGACTATCCGAGCTCAAGAACTCTTTTTGGATCTTCTAAAAGAACGTGCCGAGACTGGTCGTGTTTACATCATGAACATTGATCACTGTAATGAGCACTCTTCTTTCAAAGATAAGGTTTATATGAGTAACCTTTGCCAAGAGATTACTCTCCCAACGAAACCACTTCAGCACATTGATAAGGAAGGTGAGATTGCTCTATGCATCCTTTCTGCTATTAATGTTGGCAAAGTTAAATCTGATGTTGAACTAGAGAATCTTTGTGATCTTTCTGTCCGTGGTCTAGAAGAACTCATTGACTATCAGAAGTATCCTATCATTGCCGCAGAGGTTGCTACAAAGGCACGTAGGTCCCTTGGAATTGGTTTTATTGGTCTTGCCCACTATCTTGCCAAACTTGGATTTAACTATGGTGATCAAGAGGCATGGGATGCAGTTCATGGTTTAACTGAGTCATTCCAGTATTATCTTCTCAAAGCATCAAATGAGATTGCAAAAGAGAAGGGTGCTTGCGATTATTTCCATCGTACTAAGTATGCTGATGGTATTCTTCCTATCGATACATACAAGAAGGATGTCGATGAGATTACCACTCAGGAGTTAGTACATGATTGGGATTCTCTACGGAATTCTATCAAAGAGTTCGGACTACGACACAGTACATTGTCCGCACAAATGCCATCAGAGAGCAGTTCCGTTGTGTCAAACGCAACCAATGGAATCGAACCACCCCGTGACTTCTTGTCCGTTAAGAAATCTAAAAAAGGACCCCTTAAGCAGATTGTTCCGCAGTATAATTCCCTGAAGAACAACTACACTCTATTGTGGGAAATGCCTGACAATAAAGGTTACATAAATGTAGTGTCTGTCATGCAAAAGTTCTTTGATCAAGCCATATCTGGTAACTGGAGTTACAATCCAGAGAATTATCCCAATAATGAAGTGCCAGTTTCGGTCATGGCAAATGATCTATTAACTACATATAAGTACGGGTGGAAAACATCATATTATCAGAACACTTATGATAACAAGACCGATGAGGTTCTAGATGATAAGCAATCACAACTAGATGCACTAGTAGCAGAATTAAGTCAAGCCGAGGAGGGAGAGTGTGAATCCTGTGCAGTTTAAACTTTCAGAAGAAAAGCAGATTGATGGAATGACCGTATTCAATACGGAAAATGTGGATACCAAAAAGCAACCAATGTTTTTTGGTAAACCACTTGGTGTACAAAGATATGATTCATACAAGTATCCTATTTTTGACAAATTAACTACCCAACAACTTGGGTATTTCTGGAGACCAGAAGAAGTTTCATTACAGAAAGATCGTGGGGATTATCAAACACTTCGTCCTGAACAAAAGCATATCTATACAAGTAACCTCAAGTATCAGATTATGCTTGACTCCGTACAAGGGCGTGGTCCTGGGATGGCTTTTATACCTTATTGCAGTCTACCCGAGTTAGAAGCATGTATGGAAGTCTGGGGATTTATGGAGATGATCCATAGTCGTTCCTATACTTACATCATTAAGAATGTCTATTCTGATCCTTCAGAGGTATTTGATAAGATCGTCACTGATGAACGCATTCTAGAACGTTCTAGGAGTGTTACACAGGCATATGATGATTTCATCAATAGTGCTCAAACATGGGGCAATGGCAACATGTGGAAGGAAGACTATCGTGATACTTACACATCGCAGGAAGCAATTAAAGATGTCAAACGCAAACTCTACAGAGCAGTTGCAAACGTTAATGTTCTTGAGGGTATTCGGTTCTACGTTAGTTTTGCTTGTTCTTTCGCCTTTGGTGAACTCAAACTCATGGAAGGCAGTGCAAAAATCGTATCTCTCATCGCAAGAGACGAAAATCAGCATTTAGCAATTACTCAAAATATTTTGAACAAGTGGAAGTCTGGAGATGATCCAGAGATGAAAGAGATTGCTAAGGAAGAAGAAGAATGGACTTATGCTTTGTTTGACAATGCAGTCAATGAAGAAAAGAAATGGGCAGAGTATCTGTTCAAAGATGGTTCTATGATTGGTCTAAATGATAAACTACTCAAGAATTATGTTGAGTGGGTTGCAAATCGTCGCATGAAGTCCATTGGTCTCAAACCTGTGTATGATATTGCTGCCAAAGCAAATCCACTACCATGGACCGAGCACTGGATCTCCTCCAAAGGACTCCAGGTGGCACCACAAGAGACGGAAGTTGAGTCTTATGTGGTAGGTGGCATCAAGCAAGATGTCAAGGCAGATACGTTCTCAGGATTTAAACTATGATGGAACAGTGGGCAATTAAATTAATGGCAGACACTAATACAGAATTGTCTGATGAAGATCTGAGATTACTTAGATATGGACCACAACCTTGGTTGCCTCATGAAGTTTTGAGATATAACCTTTTAAAACTTAAAGTCAAGAAGGACTAAGGTCCTTCTTTTTTTGTCTAAATATGCTAGACTATGGCATATATGAATGGTCGATTATGAAAACCCGTGGACCTATTTGGAGAGACCTTTTACTTCTGATGATGTTCTGGACAACTTTGGTTTTGTTTATCTCATTACCAATCTCACAAACCAACGACAGTACATTGGGAGAAAGTATTTTTGGTCGTTTAGAACCCCAAAAGGAAAGAAACGAAAAGTCAAACAGGAGAGTGATTGGAAGCGGTATTACGGATCATGTCCAGAACTGAAAGAGGACATAGAAAAGTTAGGTAAGGATAAATTTAAGAGAGAAATATTATCCTTACATAAAACAAAAGGAAGAACAAACTTTGAAGAGACACGTCAATTGTTTCTTAACAATGTTCTCACAGAATCTCTTAACGGAGAACCAGCATACTACAATAGTAATATTTTAAGTCGTTACTTTAGAAAAGATTATTATGGAGACACTTGATAAGTTATATAAGTATTGTTCAGAACACAATCCAGATTGTGAAGTATCTGATTATAACAACCATGTAGTCCGTGTAAAAAATATTTTTAAGTATCCAGAAAAGATGCTTAAATTTCAATCTCTCCTTGGAAAATGGGAATCATGTCACTGTGCCAAACCAGGCATTCAGTCCATGAAACTTCCTTATTGGACAGGAACAGAAATTGCTACTAACGTATTAAATTTGGAGCAAAAGTTTGACGAATTTAGAACTGAGATTGAATTTTATTACTTCTATTATAACAACACTGGATTAGATGCAAATCTGCATGATCTTAGGACAAATAATTGCAATCTTCCGCACACAGATCCTGGTGATAAACGTGACCAGATCAATTTAATTGGATTGGTAAACTTAAATAAAAGACCAGTTAAAACTGGATTCTGGGAGTTTAAAGGAAAACTGACAGAAGATACTGAGAAATTTGCTGACGAATACAATGAGTATTGTAATACTATAAATTACGATAATTATCATGAGAAAATTAATAATGGAATATTAGATAATGTTTTCAATGTTGAATATGGATTTAATGAGGCAATCTTTTATAACTCCATATCATTTCATCAACCAATCATTGATAAATATTACACAAGAGAGAGTCCAAGAATCATGATGAGACTGTCCTACATACTTGACGAGGGGGTGAAGGAGTGGTAATATATGGGAGTCAACGAGGCAAGCATGGAAGACCAAGTAATCGATTCAGTTTGTGAAATTATTGAATGGTCTAAAGAACGTTTGATGAATGAAGAACTTGAATGGGAAGATGCTGCATCAATTGCCATGGAGTTCCGAGAGTGGTTAGATGCAGACGAAATTGATCTCCTCTACCTTGACAAAATAGATTAAA